TCATTTTCTGTTTTCCAATCAGAATAAAGTTTATTCAACTTTGTTTGCGTAGTTTGTTGATTTATTTTATCCTGGATAGAAACTGTATTATTATTTTTATTTTTATTTATCTCTTGATTTTTTAAAGCTGTAGTCAATTCATCAGCACTTGAATATTCAGAACCTGCTAAACCAAATGCAGCTAAACATCTACCTAAACTGCTACTGCTACAATTTTCCAAAGCACTTGTTTCATTAATAAAAGATGAACCCCTATGCTCTTCAGCATGACCAACAGCATAAGGTTGATCGCCTATATATAAAGTTGTTTTGATTATAACTCTTTTATCATCATGAAAAAGTAGCTGTTCATCAATTTTTGATTCAGGGAAATACTCTTTTAAATGTTTAAATCTTTCGGCAACTATAGAATATCTTTTACCTTTAATTGGAACAGTTGGTATTTTTTTTATTTCTGATAAACATTTTTTATATCTATCTTTAAATGAACCTTTGTTAGATTCCTTTTCTTCAGTTTGCTTTTGCTTTGTCATTTAACCCTTTCTCTTTTGATTGTTCTTCTAACTCTATTATTTTGTTTTTTAATTTTTTATTCTCAAACTGTAGATTATTAATTAACATATTCATTTTACCATTTGCCATTTTATGTGAATTATTAATTCTTTCAGCTTCTTGAACATCTCTTTTTAAATGTTCGTTTTCTCTTTGTAAATTTTCCAATGTTTTTTGCATTGGATTATAACCTTCATCTGCCATTTATTTTTTCCCTTCCATTACTTCTTTTATTGTTAATTTATGAACGACTATATCTTGCAAAGCTCTCCCTATCATAGCTCCGAAAATCATCTTCATATTTGGAGGTAGCTTTTTCCTTTCATCTTCTGACAAGACGCAATAGTTATAAAACCATTGATCCGTAGGTTTTGTCAACTGTGAGGGAGAAAGATGGTCTGCCGAAAAGCAACCTCCTTCCTTTCTATGTTTCCATTCACTTCCAATTTTTATCAGCATTGATTCGGTTATATAGAACAAATATTGTAAAAGCAATATACATCTTGATTAAAGTTACTAAATAATCTACAAGCGAATATGCTTAGATTACTTGATTTATTTAGCGGAATTGGTGGTTTTTCGCTAGGTATGGAAGCTACAAAACGAATCAAAACTATAGGATTTGTAGAAAAAGATAAATTTTGCCAAAAAGTATTGCAGAAAAATTTTAAAAATATACCAATAGAGGAGGATATTAGAAATGTTAAAGGATCAAACTACGCAGCCGACATTGTTTCAGGAGGATTCCCATGCCAACCATTCTCAGTTGCAGGAAAACGAAGAGGACAAGACGATGATCGTTACCTCTGGGATGAAACTATTAGAGTTGTTGCCGAAACAAAACCAAAATGGTTTGTTGGCGAAAATGTTGAGGGGATTATTAACATCAACAACGGCTTGGTACTCAGACAGGTGCAAACTGATTTGGAAAAAGAAGGTTTCCAAGTCCAATGTCTTGTTATACCAGCTTCAGGCATCGGTGCATGGCATCAGAGAAAAAGAGTTTGGATTATTGCCAACTCCAACTCAAGACTCAGCATCGGAGAGGGCAAAGAAATACAAGCAAGGGGGAACACCATTGACAGTAGCAGTAAAGATGTTTCCAACTCCAACAGTAGGTTGCGAAGAGGGAGGAGAACAGAGCAAGAGAGTAGAGCAAACGAAATCTGGAGGTTTTATACTCCGAAAGAAGAACAAACCGAACAGCACCTTCGGAGCAAAGCTGTCGGATGCGATGCTTTACCTAGAGAGGATGTACAAAACACCAACAGCATCGGATTACAAGGACATAGCCTACAATCCGATAACTTGCAAAAGAAAGATAAATCAAGAAAAATTTTCAATTCAAGTTTTGAAAAACAACAAACTTGGTGGCAAACTCAATCCGAACTTTGTGGAGTTCCTAATGGGATATCCTATAAATTGGACAAAGATAGATCCAACAGAATAAAAGCACTTGGTAATAGTATTGTGCCACAAATAGCTTATGAAATAGGTAAGGCGATAGTAGATGCAGAAATTTCGCAAGATTAAATATAAAAAAAAAATAATAAAAGTTTATTGGAAAACATTAAAAGATTGTTGGGGTTTGTATGAGGGTAGTAAATTACAACTCAGTATAGACCCTAATCAATCTAAAATGAATTTAGCTAAAACTATATATCATGAGCTTTGGCATATTATTTGTGATTTAAATGAAGTTGATATTAATAAAATAGGAGAAGAAAAGACAGCTTATTTAAGTCAAGAGTTTGCACCGATACTTAAAAAGAATAGGTCTTTGAGAAAGTGTCTAAATGAGTTATTTATATCCTGAAGTGGAAAAATGGAAAGAATGCAGCGAATGCGTAATGACAGCATTAATAGAACATAACGGCAAACCTTTATGTGCAGATTGCTATGCTAAAAAAATATGGCATACAAAACTTGATAATGTACCTAATCAAATTGCAAAAAAAGAAATGAAAGAAGAAATAGAATATGCCGGTGGTAAGGCTTATTATGAAATGCTAAAAATGTTTAGGGAAAACAGAAAGGATAAGAAATGAGAGAACAAACATTACAATATATAGGTAATAATAGAAATAAGGACAGAATTGAAAACGATTTCTATGCTACTCCTTTGGATGCAATAAATGATTTATTAGATAGAGAAAAGTTTATTGGTAATATTTGGGAATGTGCTTGTGGAGATGGAGCAATATCAAAGACATTAATAAGCGAAGGTTACGATGTTTATAGTTCAGATTTAATTAATAGAGGATTTGGAGTGCAAGAGGATTTTTTAAAATCTAATAAAAAATTTGATAATATTGTAACTAATCCACCATTTAATTTAGCAACTGAATTTACAATACATGGTTTAAGAAGTGTAAAAAATAAAATGGCTTTGTTATGTAAATTATCTTTTTTAGAGGGTAAGAAAAGATCCTTTTCAATATTTAACCAAGATAAATTAAAAAAAGTTTTAGTATTTTCAAGAAGATTAAGTTTTGAAAAAAATGGAAAAAAAGGTGGACTAATGGCTTTTGGTTGGTTTATTTATGATGTTAATTATAATGGCAAACCTACTATTGATTGGATATGAAGATAAAACTTGAACCTTTTGAAGTTGAACTAGCTGCTAACACAGCAACAAGAAGATTTATAGAAAACCTTAAAATGGGTAAATCTTTTTCTTATGGCTACAAGGGATCTGATGAAAAGACCTTAGCTCTTGGTATCATGGGTGCTTGTGCTGAGGTAGCTTTTGCTAAATCACAAAATAAATACTTTAATGGTTCTTATTCTGATCGTTATGCTAGATATACAGACTCAGATATGCAAAACAATATAGAAATAAGATCGCAAAAGAGAAAAGATTATAATTTTTTATTAATTAGACCTAATGAGAAAAGGGGTAGATATGTTTTAGTTATTGATGAGGGTGGCTTTGAATTTTCTATTGTAGGTTGGTTTCCATTTATTTCAGAGATGCCAGAAAGACTAACTAATTTTGGTCATGTCAACAGACCTCCAGCATATAAGATTGAAGTTAAAGAACTATACGATATAAACGATTTATGAGTAAAATAAATTTTAAGTTATTCAAACCTTTTGGTTCAACTATGGCTAAAGCTGAACTACCTAATGAACTTATAAAAGATTTTCTAAAAGATTTAAATGACATTAGGCAAGATCCTAAAAAATCAGAAACTCATGCTTTTGGTCATAAACTTGCAGGACAAATTTATAAAGAATTTTTAATTACACCTGAAGTATTAATAAAATGGAAAAAGAATTTTTTTGACCCTATCATTAAAGGTTATGTTGAAACGCATTATAGAGATATGCCGATTGAAAGAATTTTAATTCATAGTGGTTGGTATGTAGTGCAAAAACCTAGCGACTATAATTGTTGTCATACGCATACTACACCCAATAACAATCCTGACCTTAGTTGTGTAGGTTATTTAAAGTTCCCTAAAGCCATGAAAGATTATAAACATAGTAAGCAACACCATAACACTAGTGGACATATAGAATTTTTAGAGGGAACTGAGTCTATTTTTAATAATGCTAATTACTTAATACAACCATTAGAAAAGCAATATTTCTTGTTTCCTAGTAATTTAAGGCACACAGTTTACCCTTTCTTTAGCGATAATGACTTAGATGAGAGAATAAGTTTCTCTTTCAATGCAAGTGTTATGTTTGATTCAAATAATAAACAAGAGAAACCAACTCAAGAACAATAAAAACTTCTATCAATTTCTAAAATTTCCTTTCTTTCTTTGTATGGCTACTGCCATCCTACCTATTGCAATATTTTTGGCAGTTTGGATTATTGTTTTAATATTTGGGTCATTACAATAATCTCCATAACTAATCTTTTCTTTTACTTCTTTTGGCAGACTATCATACTCTGCTCTTAGTGTAGTTGTTATTTCTTTCATATTACTCCAAATAGCAATAAGAAATAAAATACAACCATTAAACTAAGAGCAATAAAACAAAGTATATTAATTATTATTTCTTTCATAAATTTAATTTAAGTTTCCGTAATAATTATAGTATTTATTTTCAACTTTTACTTTTCTTTTATATATATATTTTTTATTTAATACATAAATTTTATTGTGTATTTCAATGCTTTCACCAATTAATTTATTAAGTTTAGTTTGAAGATTATCTCTTTCTTTATCTATTTCTTTTTTTTTTTTTAATAGCTCATTCATTTTTACTTTATCAGCTTTAAGCCACTTTTTTTTTATTTTATAGATAACTTCAGTAATAAATTTATCAGTTGTATTTACCCAATGTC